TGGACCCATGGCTACTGCAGCGGGTTGCGGTATCGTCGTTGGAGGGATGTTGGTGACGTTTTGCTGAGTCCAACCAGAGGCAGCGGCGCGCATAAAGACGTGGCATGCTGCGCGGGCATCGCTGGTGGTGAGCAAAAGGATGTCGCTTGGGTTGGTAATGGCCATGACGGGTGCGACGAGGGTTCCAGTGTTAACCTGGAGAATTGGGGCAACATTGGTTTGGCCGACGAGGGGGATGGTGACGTGGGAACCACCGGATCCGTCTGGAATACCAGAATATACGATGGGTCGTGAACCAGGGGGGTGGAGTGCACGTTGCGCAAATGCGGCTCCTGGGGGGGTTTCACACATAATAGGAACTCCTCCGAGCTCCATCGCTGGAGTTGGGACATTCTGGGTTGAATCAGTCATGTGGAAAGGGGTTTAAGTAAAGATTGAAATTAGCGATTAGGCTTTGGCGCGTGGCGTAAGGGCTTGGGGAGCAGTGAGAATTCCGGTATTGGCTAGAATTCGAGGGTATGAAAAGGTGTGTCCGTTGTAGTAGAGACGCGCCAAAGAATAGGCAATTAGATGTCAATTGAGTTGTATTCGCAACTCGGTGGACTGTATTCGCAGTCCAGATGTAATGGAAGTATGAAAAGATGTGTTAATGGTAGTAGAAACATGTCAAACAAGACGTTATTGCTTAACAGGCTTGTCAAGTTGAACAATCGGTAGAGTAACCTTATCTAGATCGGTAAAGGTGATCTGACGACTGTTCTTCAAGAAGGAGAAAAGCAACTCGGTAGCACGCATGTCACATTGTGCTTCAGGTCCAAATATGTTAGAATAGTATGCACTAGCCATGGCACAACCTGCCATCAGTTGCTCTTGAGTCTTAACCGCAGCACATCTCTCGGATAACGATGTCAACGATTCCTTGAAGTGTGCTTGATCGCGGTAGATTTTGCCAAGGAATTTAGCGGTGTAGCGGTAAACATCAGGAAAGATACCAAGAGGGGTGAGAAACCAACCTGCAAATTCGCCTATTGGCGAATTATGCAGTTTGAGTCCGTGACCAGTTATAGACAAGATATCGGTACCTTTCTTGGTAAGTTTGCAGCTGTCGCATGCAACGGCACTATCGTCACCTTTGAAAAGCGCCATCTTAATATTGCGATAATCGAAGATAGAAAAACACAATGCAATATTTCCAATGGTATTCTCACAAATAGTGAAAGGGTTTCCAGAGAACTGTTTCTCGTGTCCTTGGAGTGTTGTAGTGCCGTATTTATTGCGGTAAAGCATCGTCCATTCTTCGCGGTAGAAAGCAAACCATTTAGCGAGTTCAGGCGGGCATCCAATCATCTGTATGAGTGTGGATGTGAGCGCAGAGAAACAGGATCTAAATGATGAATCCCATTCGCTAAAATCGTTGCACGACCAGTTGTCAAATCTTTCACCATCAACGTATTGTGTATAGAGATCATTGATTCCAGCTTCTGAATCGTGAGTGGCAATTATGATCTTACGTTGGTGGCGTGTGACAAGTTCACGTACAGCGTCAAGAAGCCCGCGAGCATAAGCAGCGAAAACGACATTCATACGCTTGCTCGTGGCCGCAACTCCTTGACCGACTTTATCTGACTGGTCAAAACCAGGTTTCGGGTCAAATTTGCTTTGCCTCTTATTAAAGAAAGTGAGGCTTTCGCGCATCTCATCGAATTCTTGTGCAATCTCTTTCGCTGTTGACGGATTAACATTGATCTTCTTCTGAAGGGCATCGAGATATTGTCGTGCTCTTTCGGTAAGGAATTCAGGGCTAGCAAGAACGGAGAGGTCATGACGCAAGCGACGAACACTATGGGCGTTGCCGTAGATGGCTTTACAGAGACCGTTCATAAGTTCGTTAGTGGTGTACTGGAAGTTACGCTTGTCCATCTTTTTGTCATAACCACGTGCGTACCGTTTAACGAGTGTTTGGACTGTCGCAAGAGTATTGGACGAAATTTGGTTCTTAGCTAAACGTGCAGATGGGAATTGATATCCGGTGTTGCTGGAATCAATAGCCATAACACTGTCGACAGTGGTTCGCAGTCGACCGTCCGCAACAGGTGCGACAGCGGCGACACCAACGGAAACGGTAAGTTTTTCCGGGTCAACGACAGCTTGTACGCAGCTTTCAATGATAGCCGTAGCAACTCCTTGAGAAACAGGTAACGTTTGTATCCCGATCGGCACAGTGACCGGAAGTGTACTATCATCGGCTTGTTTAATGTTGTGGGATAAATAGACGTCAGATATTTCTTCATAGGTCTGCAGCGAACAACCATGTATACCATAATACTTAGTGATGTATTCATGGTCACCAGCAATAACCAAAACATCAGTCGCGCGGGAAACGGCCGTGTATATGTACTCGGATCTAGTGGTAAGTTGGGATAACACAGATTTAGAGTCGATATAAAACACAACAGTATGGTCCCTGGAGCCAGTGTAAGTCGTAATGGTCTGAGCATTAACACCACGATCACAGAGGTCTTTGGCTGACGTGGAGTTGAACGTTATAACAGGAATCTTTGATTTAGCAAAATCATAAATATCACCGGAAAATAAAACAATACCCGTTTTAACGGCGGAATGGGTGCGAATGTTCATGCGGTGCTTAGCGTTGAGCAATGCAGAAATGTCTTGCGGGATCTTATAGACGTCACATATGTTATTGGTGAGGCCGCAGTCGCGCAGAGTTAACATTTTGCGTTCGTTGGCATAGTTAACGTAAGGTGTCTGTTCTAGATCACCAAGACAGACGATAGTATGGTTTGGGTAAACAGTGGTGAGCAAAGAGAAATAATCAGTAGAAAATTGCGAGCTCTCATCCACAATTATATGAGTAGCTTTCTCATGCTTATGCCCGAAAAAGGTATGTGGTGTGTACGAAGCAACACCAGCGCGTTGATGCTTAAATTTCAAAGTCTTTGAAGGGGCAATATAAACTGCCTGTTTAAACATGGTAAAAGCGCGGGTCGTCTTACTGGCGCTTGCGTAGCCGGTAATGGCTTTGATGGTAAACACACCTTTCGGCTGATAAGGGATAACGGGTGCGAGTTTAACAAAGGCACCGGTGAAAAACTCACGAATGAAGCGCTTCAAGTCACAATGGTGTAAGGTGTGCTCAGTGATATCGCGAGCAAAACCCGGGCGATCATACACTTGAAAGAAGTCACAAGCGCCGTTCATGTATCCACGTAAAATAAAATAGCGTTCAGTATTGGTTTCGGATTGATGTACGCAGTCGATACTCTTAAACTTTGAAGCGAGTCGGAAGATGTTCAATCCGTTGCCGAAAGACTTGGTCAAGAGTGAACCTCCGCGTGCCAAAACAAGGAGCGATTGATTGTTGATGTCGTCAATCAAAGTTTCGCTGTCAACTGGGCGGGCTGCGTCATTAACGATAAACATGTACATGCGCTTACGGTGTCGGAGGTTATCAAACAACTCGCCATGATGACGATAGGTGATCACATTATCGAGTTTCTGAGTGGCGTTAGCGTGGTCAGATCCGAGATAAATGCCACTAGTGACGTTGTATCCGCGGCATCGGAGCATGTTGGATAAGAAACCGGGCGCGGCTGAAACATCAAGCGTAGGACACGGTTTGACGGCACATTTCTGGATGATATCTGGGAACTTGTCAATAGCGCCGCCAATGGGTCGAGGTTGTTGGAAATGTCCAGCATTCATATCTCCAACAAATGCGAGTTTCATCGCACGCGAACCGTTGCCTAACTCAAGTGGTGACTGGCCTTCAATGACAATGGTAAGAGTATAATCATAAGCGAAAGTCAGGCGCAGAAGTGAGTCAAAGGAAATTTCGTCACCAAGAAATTGTCCGTTACGCAGATATTGAAGAACTCGCGCTTCCTGGTAGTAATGCGAAAAACCTTTACTTTGATCTGTAAGCAAAGAGTGAATAACGCAAAGATATTCACTAATCCTAGGGCGCGGTTGAAGATTATGATAAAAGGCCTCCAATGCGCATTGTCCACCAACAAATCGGCGCATGGTGAAATAGTGGCCGCGCAACGTTGGGGAGAACCGTTGCAGAAGTTCGGTAGTGGGATCAGCGTCCGGTTGCGGAGGACGCAATATGCCGCTTTGAAGGGGCTCCATCAAAGGTATAGTTGGACTATCCGGG